CTTTGGTGTTGCTGGCTTGCTTCGCCGCATCAATGGCGGCTTGCTTGGCTTCCGCCGCCTGCCGTTGGGCTTCAATGTTGCCTGCATCGGCAGCACGAGCGGCGGCTTCTGCTTCCGCCTTTTTGCGTTCCGCCTCTCGATACGCGGCACGCCGGGCGGCTTCCTGTTCCGCCGCCAGCTTGCGCTTGCAGTCGTTGACGATGGCCGCAAGCCCTTTGGTGATCCGGTCCAGATCATCCTCCGCAGGCTTCCACCGCGCAACCTCTGCTTTCCATGCCTCATGTAGCGGGCCGGTGGCGGCGTCGCGGGCTTCTTTGATCGCCTTGCGAGCGGCTTTGACCTGCTTCGCTAGTGCATCAACGGCCTTCATTTGCTCGGCATTGGTGACGGGCTCGCCATCAAGCCAGTTGGCAGCTTCTGCCAGCGCATCGTCGAACGGGGCTAGCGTAACTTCGACTGGATCGGGAGGATTGTTGCCGCCGATCACGGCGCGGGGGTTATCGGTCATGCTCCATTTCCCTCTTGGTATAACGCCCAATCAATGGGCCGCCGTAATATTTTGCCAACGCGCCTTTGGGATACAGCCAAAGAGAGCCGCCGCCGCCACAGTCTGGGCACTCATCAGGCTCTTTAACGCCAAATTGCCACGATGATATCTGGCCGTGGCCGTCGCATCGGTCGCACCGCACATATTTCCCGCGGGGCTTTGTGTCTGTCATCGTCTGTGCTCCATCAGTAGGGAATATCGTCTGCTAGATCGTCATTAATTGACGGCTGATCTTGCGCCGCCAATTGCGCTTTCCGCCGATCCTTGGCGTCGGCAACACCGGGCGCGACTTGGACGGGCTTGGGCAGCATGGTCCATTTTGCCTTCAGGTCATCTAGGCTTTCGGCGTTTTCGAGCATTTCCTTAGCCGCGGCAATCGTGGCGGCGGCGGGCTTGTCCGAGACATTGCCGGGCGTGTTTTTAGACGGGTCATGGCCTTTCTTTAGACGATCATTAGACGCGCTGCCCTTTGCGCCTTCGCCATCGTCATCTTCCGGCGCGACGCCTGCCATAGTCATAAGCCCATAGCGGCGAGCATAGGTCATTGCCGAGCCATAACCTTGCATATCGTTCTTGCCGAATATCAGCGGCACCCGGCAGACGAGACGCTCGCCGCTGGTGTGCAGCAAAACAGTTTCAACATAATGGCCGGTTTCATCCTGTCCCGGCGGCTGGATAACCGCGATGCCGTGATTGTGCAGAGCGTCCATGCACGCATCCATGACGCTAGCAAGGTCTGCATATTTCGAGTTCAAATGCGGGTTGATCGCCTGCCGCAACGCTGGCCCCATTTCGGCCTGAGCGGCCACAAGCGCCGCCGCAATTGAAGTGTGTTTGGTTTGGTCCATCATCTGTCTCCGGTTTGATTTGTGAGGCATGTTGCCAGCGCCAAAAGGAAAAGGCAAGATGAAAAATCGCTTGCGCGCGGATAAAATATCATGCAGTGTGTTTGGCATGACAAAGCCATGCGATGTAATCGAAAGATGCGGCCTGGCACCGTTGGCGACCGCGACGGGCGTCAAGGCCGAAACAATCAACCGCTACCGCTGGCACGAGAAAATGCCCGCGTCGTGGGCTCCGGGCGTTCGCGCCGTTGCTGGCAGCCTGTCGCCGCCGCTTTTCGTGCCGGATGAGTGTTTTTCCTTTAGGCGGCGAGGCGGCAATGACTGAAAACATAACCGTCACGCTGCCCTGGCCTGACCGGGCGCTATGGCAAAACAGCCGGGCGCATTGGACGGTGCGCAGAAGTGCCACAAAATCGCACCGCCAGCGGGCGTGCTTCGAAGTCCAATGGGCTGGCAGATGTGGCCTGATCATCACCGGCCAGCCGCAGCTTGCCTGGACGATACACCCGCCGGACAGACGCCGCCGTGATCTGCCGAACGTCATAGCGGCGTTGAAACCCGCCATAGACGGCATACAAGACGCGCTAGGCATTGATGACCAGCACTTCTTGCACCAGTGGCCGAAAGAGTTTTCCGAGCCCGAACGGGGCGGAAAAATTACCGTAACCATCACCAGTGGATACCGATGAAATGACCGAAAAGCACACAGCGGAATGGGTTTGCCGATCTGAAACCGTGACGCCTGAACGCGCCGCGGACATTCTGAAATTCCAGAATACCAAAAACCGGCGGCTTCGCCCCGGTGTTGTCACGCAGTATGCGCAATTGATGAAAGACGGCGACTGGAAACTGTCACCGGAGGCCATCGTTATTTCGGCAACCGGGCGGCTGTTGAATGGCCAGCATCGATTGCACGCGGTTGTCGCGTCTGGCTTGCCGCAGCAATTTTTTATGATCTACGGTCCGCCGGATGATGTGTTTTCCGTGCTAGATCGCGGGGCAAAGCGATCAACGGCAGACGCAATGGAGCTAGACAAAAAGCTCACGGAAGCGGCGACGCTGCTTTGCGTAATTCAGGGCGGCGCGCATAACTCGGTGAATGATTTTGCCGTCTCGCGGGCGGCGGAATGCATTCAGGAAGGGCACAGGCAATTGCTGGAACATTGCAACACTGTGCGTCCTGTGTTTTCGTCCGCGCCGTTCCGGCTGGCGGCAGTTGCGCGCATCATGGGCGGAGCGGATAGTGGGCACGTTCACGAACTATATCGGCAGCTTGTGTTGGCGCACACTGAGGAATTGCCGCCCATTGGGCACGCAGCTATGCGAATGTTTTTGCAGGGCGGATTTACTGCGCACGGCGCGGGCAACGCCGGGCGCGTGCGCACGCTATGCAGCGCATGGGCAATTTTCGATCCAGCCAAGCGGAACAACTCGCGGTTTATGTCGCCGCCGCGTGAAAAATGCGTCGTGGAAATAAGCGCCGCCACTGGCTATCCGGTTTGAACGCAAAAACGGCCCCACCAGGGAAGCGGGGCCGTTCTTGAACGGAAGGAGGAATGCGGCTATGGTGCAATCAGGAACCCTAAGCCGGGTGATTGTGTAGCACACAGGGAAGCGCTGCGCAATACCCTGGCCAACATGAAAGGCCAAAAATGAGCCAATCGCCATTTGTGCCATTTTACACGTCCGATTTCCTTGCGGGAACCGGCGGCATGACCGCCGCCACAAAGGGCGTCTACATTACGCTGCTATGCCTTATCTACGAGCGTGAAGCCCCGCTGCCGCAAGCGTGGGATGACTTGGCGCGGCGCTGCGGATGCACTTTGCCCGCGTTCAATCGCGCCGTGGAAAGGTTGGAGGCAGACGGAAAAATAGCCGTTTTAGACGAAGGCATATGGTCGGAAAAATGCGAAAAACATATCGCGCAACGCTGCGAGCGGCGAACTAGCGCGAAGGCCGCCGCAAAAACACGATGGCAAAAAAGCCAACAAAAACAAAGGCAGGACGATGCGGGCGCATTGCGCCGGCAATGCAAACCAGAACCAGAACCATATTACACTCTTGATAAACAAGAGTGTAGCGCGCGCGCGAAGGGGAACGACGATGCAGAGCGAAAAAGCGGCGGCGATGAAGCACCGGATCACGAGGCCGGAACGGCCAAGCAAAAAACCGGAATCGGAAAGCGAGCCATTGGGGAGTGTGCTGAGCCGACTGAAAAAGACATACAGCACGCGGAGCAACACGGCATCGACTGGCGAGCCGAATGGCCGAAATTCCGTGACTACCACATCCGCGCCGAAACCCGAACAACTGACCGCGGATGGCGAGCCTCTTGGCGAAGCTGGTGTCGCAAAGCGGTGGAGTTCGCAGAGCGTGCCCGATCCAATGACGCGCCTCGCCAGAATGGTGGACGGATGGACTGGAACGAAGCCGCAGCTTTGGTCATGGCTGAGCAAGCCAACACGGCGGCAGTGGTCGATGATGGAGGATGGCCAGACTGGCTCACAGGGGATGCGCCGATGCCTGGAGCCACCGCCCCAAGGCTGTCGCCGGGAAGTGATGGCGGTGCATGATCTGGCGCACATGATACTTGCCGAGCGGATAACAGATGCCGAGCTAGGCCGGTTCCTGGCCGGGTGTCATAGTGCGCTCAAGGCACGCGGCGATGCGCCAAGCGGTGACGGGCTGCTAGCCTGGAAGGTGGGGCTCGATGGCCTCCCGCTTTTTGCCGTGCGCTGGGCTTTCCAGCGGTGGATGCAGTCGCGGGATTGGATGCCCGTTCCTGCGGAAATCCGCGAACTGGCGGAAATGAAAGCGGCAAAAATTGAGGCATGGTATCGTGACTGCCGCGCCGCGCTGATCCGGGGCTGCCCATGATTGCGCTGTCTGATCCAACATGCTGGTCGGACGAAAGCCGCGGCATGGATACATGCAAGCGCTTGCTGGCGGACGTAAGCCGCAACGGGCAGGCTTATATGGGGTGCAGCCGATGCAAGCGTGTGCTTGGCGAGGCAGTAGGGCCAGCAACGCCAGCATGCGAGCCATACGAAAACGGCTGGCGCGAAATCCCGCAGGAGTGGTTGCGGTGATCCATCAAACAAAGAAGGCCCCTCACGGGGCCTTAAAATGGGTTTGTGCGGAGCCGGAGCCCCGCGGGTTAGTCTTTGGTTGTGTAGTCGATCTCGACGGCGACACAGTGACCTTCAGCGGCTTGGCGGGTTTTGAACCCGCATGCCCAGCCTTTCCAAAGCCGCCCTTCGATCATTAGGTCAATGGTCCACGGGCGGGACTTGATAAAGCCGTCTTTGCGAATGATGGCGGTCAGGGTATCCATCTGTCTGTTCCTTCTGTTGGCGCAGGGTGTCCCGCGTTGTTGATGACTTGAATATAGGGCGGCATGGCGAAGGCGTCAACACAAAAAAAGATATTGAGTTCGATTTTTTTGTGTTGCATTCGAGAGGGGAAGGGCGTATATATAAGTCATCGAAACGAAAGAAACGGAGTTAAGCAGATGACGCAGATCGAAGTTCTCAAAGCAGAGTTTTCAAAGATTAAGACGATTGATCCGGCGGGCGATGCTTATAAAAAGCTTTGTGCGGCGCTGGACAGCGCAAGCGATGCAACGCTGTTAGAGCTTCGTAGCATGGAAGTGCCTTTTGTTTCCTCTTTGGCGCTTAACCGCTGCTTGCGCCGTGGCATTCTCCCCATTCCTGACTGATTGGCAAAAGATGGGAACGCAAACGGCGGGCTTGATGCCCGCCCGCTTTGATGGTAAAGGCGAAAAATGGAAAAAGGCAGGCCAACAATATACACGCAAGAAATAGCGGATCGCATTTGCCAAGAGCTTGCGACAGGCAGAACTTTGCGCGATGTTTGCCGCGATAAAGGAATGCCGCCGGAAAGCACCGTTCGATATTGGGCGCTGCGTGATATAGAAGGCTTTTTCGCGCAATACACGGAAGCGAGGCAAATCGGCTATTTTTGTATGGCCGATGAAGTGCTTGAAATCGCAGACGATGGCCAGAACGATTGGATGGAGCGTCACGCAGAGGATAACCCAGGCTGGCAGATCAACGGTGAACACGTCCAACGCTCTCGCCTTCGTCTCGATACGCGCAAATGGCTTTTGAGCAAAGCGCTGCCGAAAATCTTTGGTGACAAGCTAGACCATACCTCAAGCGATGGCAGCATGACGCCGAAAGCGGGCTTAGATGTTTCTAAGCTATCGACCGAGGCGCTTAAGGAAATTGTCGCGGCGGCTGGCGAGGAAGAAAAATGACGCAGATGAGGTGCAGTAATGAGCGATTATGTTGTAAAAGTCACAGTTCGAAATGGCCCTATGCTGCGCATTATGCGGGCAAATGGCATGGAAACTGCCGCCGATCTGTGGCGCGCTAGCGGCGTCGATAAAAATACAATCGGCAAATACTTGGCGTTAAAGCGGTCCCCTCTTAAAACGAATGGAGAATGGAAGGGGAGCGCGCTAAAAATAGCGGATGCGCTTCGCGTACTGCCTGAAGATTTGTTTCCACGACGGCACCTTTGGGAAGTGCTGAAAACCAATAGCAAGGAGGTTGAAATGACTTTCGAGCAATTGTCTAGCCCGGACGCGTTCAACTACTTACCGACGCCAGAGGAAATCATTTCCTCTAAAGACCATAAGCACGCAATATTAAAGCTCATGGATGAGAGGCTTAACCCACGAGAAAAGGCCGTGCTTGAAATGCGTTTTGGCATGACCGGGAATCCAATGAAACTGGATGACGTAGGCCACGCCGTTGGCGGCGTGAGTAGGGAGCGCGTTAGGCAAATGGAGGCAAAGGCAATCAGAAAGCTAAGGAATGCTCTTAAGGAGCATGAAATTGGCGTGGAGGCGTGACCAAGCATGGACCACGTGCAGCGCCATCGTGAGAAATATCACCCGGTTGATGATGTAAGCGTGACCATTGCCCATACGGCAACGGGCAAGAAAACGCAGATCATCGCCAAGCGCTGCAAAGCTCATGCTCGGCTATGGAACAGCCTAAGCGAACCGCGCCAAGCCGCCGCCGAGCATGTCAGCAAGTGCCACCAGATCGTCCACGGCTCGCCAAACAAGGCAACGGACCTAAGCAAGCGCCTTGCCCCGCGTGGGGCAGAAATGCCTGACGATGTCTATCACAGGCATTGGCTTGATTACTGCCAGTGGTGGAAAGATTGCGCCGCCGATGGCATCGACCCGCAGCCGTGTGTTTATGTGTTGGCGGAGGGCGGCTTTATCCGCGATCTACACCAAGGCTCGCGCGCCAGAATGAAAGCGACCGAACAACTGCTAAAGGCGCTGGACGTGATGGCTGCGCTAAAGGGCTGGAAATAGACTTGACACAACCGGGGCCAAAGTGCTAAGGGCTGTGTGACGCTGCGCAAGTGGCGTTTAGCATTGGCGTTTCCTTGATGATCCATGCAACTGGCCGTCTTTCGGGGCGGCTTTCTTTTTGGGCGTTATGCACCTAGACCAAGCGACGATTGACGCAGCAAAGCGGGAGCTATACCGCCGCTCGCTTGCCGCTTTTGTCCGCGATTCCTGGAAGGTGCTGGAGCCAGGGCAGCCCTACGTTCACGGCTGGCACATAGATGCAATGTGCGAGCACTTGGAAGCCGTCACGAATGGCGACATAACCCGGCTGCTGATTAATGTTCCGCCCGGCACCATGAAAAGCATGTTGGTTGGGGTATTTTGGCCTGCGTGGCAATGGGGGCCGCGTGGCTTGCCTAGCAACCGGATCATTAGCGCCTCGCATGAGATGGGCTTGGCTACCCGCGACGCCCGGCGAATGCGCCAGCTAGTGGCCAGCAATTGGTATCAGCACCTATGGCCGGTTGCATTCGTTGGCGACCAGAACCAAAAGACCTATTTCGAGAATGACGCGACGGGCTGGCGTCAGGCGTGCGCGGTTGCTTCGATGACGGGGCGGCGCGGTGATGTTGTGATATGGGACGATCCGCACAGCGTCGAGGCGGCGCTATCGGAGGCCCACCGGGAAACGGCGTTGCGGGTGTTTCAGGAAACGCTGCCTACACGCCTGAACAACCCGGATCGGTCGGCCATCGTCATCATCATGCAGCGCTTGCATGAAAGCGACGTGAGCGGCCTGATCTTGGAAAACGACTTCGGTTACGACCATTTGTGCCTGCCGATGGAGTACGAGCCGGATCGGCATTGCGCAACGTCGATAGGGTTTAGCGATCCACGCGAGGCCGATGGCGAGTTACTCTTTCCCGAACGCTTCCCGCCGGAAGTGGTGGAGCGGGATAAGAAAATCATGGGCGCATATGCCTACGCTGGCCAGATGCAGCAACGCCCCGCGCCTCGCTCTGGCGGGTTTTTTGATTGGGAAAAGCTAAAGATCATTCGGGCTGCGCCTCGATGCGTTGAGGTGGTGCGCTTTTGGGATAAGGCCGGAACAGAGCTTGGTGGCGCATACACGGCAGGCGTCAAGATGGGCCGGACAGTCGATGGCCGCTACATCGTGATGGACGTGGTCCGCGGCCAATGGGCGGCGGCAGAGCGGGAGGCAGTCATTAAACAAACTGCCAACATTGACGGCATGAACTGCCGCATCTGGATTGAGCAAGAGCCCGGAAGCGGCGGCAAGGAAAGCGCCGAGGCCACGATCCGCAATCTTGCTGGCTATGCCGCGAAAGCAGAGCGGGCCACTGGTGACAAGGCCGTGAGGGCAGAGCCTTATGCCGTCCAGGTGGAGGCGGGTAACGTTGAATTGGTCGAGGGACTGTGGAACAAGGAATTTATCGATGAGCATAAATCGTTCCCGGTCGGGAAATACAAAGACCAGATCGACGCGGCGGGCGGCGCGTTTAACAAAGTCGCCGCGGCGATGATGGAATTTCAAACGCTATGAAACTTCGCATCCCCTGGATCGGCACAGAACGAAAGGCGCACCCGGCGGGCGCATCGTACTATGTCGATATGGGCAATAGCTGGACGCGGGTTAAGGACGCCAAGCATTATCTGGTAGAGGGCTATCAGGGCAATGTGGTGGTGTATGCCGCCATCCAGGAAATCGCGATGGCGATTGCCAGCCTGACGGTCGAGGTGCATGGCGACAACGGGCTTGTGGAAGATCACCCGGCGCTTGAGTTGCTGGATCGCCCTAACGTAACGCAGGGCTGGTCAGGCTTCTGCAAACAACTTTTTGTCGATTACGGCATTTATGGCGAATTGGCGCTTGTGCGCTACCCGGTCAACGGGCGCGGCGTGCCGAGTGAGCTTTGGCATCTTTGCCCGTATGATATCACGGTGAAACCTGGGCGGCGCGGCATTCCGCTAAAGTATGTCCACAAGCGGCAAAACCAGGAAATTGAGTTTCCAGTTGATCAGGTCACGGGCCGGTCGGCGCTGTTCTTTATGAAACGCTACAACCCGGACAATTACTGGCGCGGCCAATCCCCCCTGATGGCGGCGGCGCTGGCCGGCGACTTGCATAACACCGGGATGCAATGGAACTACCGCTTGCTGCGGAATGGCGCGCGTCCGCCCGGCATTATCAAGATGCTGGCGGGCGTGTCAGGGGAAAGCATCGCTAGGGCGCGGGAGTATTTCAAGCGGCAAATTCAGGGCTCCGAGAATGCGGGTGAAATCCCCATGCTGCCGGATGGCATGGAGTGGCAGGACATTGGCAAAACGCCTGCTGACATGGATTATGGCGGCTCGCTGACCAAGGCGGAAAAGTTGATTGCGCGGGCCTATGGCGTGCCGTTGCCGCTGATCGACAATGACGCCGCCACCTTCAATAACATGAAGGAAGCGAAGGAGCGGTTCTACACTGACACCGTCATTCCGATGTTTCAGGAGTTCCTAGACCAACTGGGCAATTGGTTGCTGCCAGCCTATGGCGAGGGATTGCGGTTTGCCATCGATATGGACGACATTCCGGCGCTGGAGCCCATGCGGGATCGCGCCTATCAGCGGATGAAGGTGGCGGTGGGCAGTAAGCCCATTCTGACGCAAGACGAAGCCCGTTTGGCGCTTGGCTGGGATGAGCTAGGTGGTGCTGCGGCTATGCTTGATCCGGTCGATACCGTATCAAACGCGGCGGCAAACATGCCCCAGGATGAAAACGCCATCAAGGCAATGGTGGCGATGGCCTATGGCAAGGCTGATTGACGACGATCCGCAGCGGGAGCAGCGGCGGCAGGATAGGCTCATGGCGCAAATCGAGCGCCAATTTGAGCCGCGATACCGTGATGAGATTGCCCGCGCGATGCTGGCCTATGCTGAGGCATGGGAGGCAACCGGCGCAATCGACCGGCAGGCGGAGCATATGGCGGCGCTGGAAACCATCACTCAGCAGCAGGCAACCGAGGCCATCCGGGTATTCGGCAACCGGCTATTAAACGCGCCCAAAAGCGGGCCGATGCCAGAGCATCATAAGGACTTCGCCACAACGCTGCTGAAGTTTGCCACGATGTTTATCGCCGCGGAGAGTTTCCGGCGGCGGATTTCGCAGATTGCCGAAACAACGCGCAATCAGATCATTGCCGCAGTTGAACAGGGCTTTAACGCAGGGCTAGGCCAAGATGGCACTGGCAAGCTAATCCGCGATCTAGTGCCGGTCATGGCTCGCCAGCGGGCAAACCTGATTGCGCGAACGGAAACACACAACGCCGCGAACTATGGCGCGGTGCAGGCGGCTAAGGAAACAGGTCTAGCGCTCCGCAAGGAGTGGATTGCCGCCATAGACGAGCGCACCCGCTTCCAGCACGCCGCATTAAGCGGGAAGGTGGTGGGGCAGGATGAAACATGGATGGCCCCGGCCATTCGCAATGACCCGGCGTACATGATCGCCTTTCCGGGCGATCCGAACGCACCAGCACACGGCACGATTAACTGCCGGTGTGCGATTTCATGGGTGACGGATGACTGACATGCTAGAGACCAAATTTCTGCCGGTCGAATTAAAGGCCGGAAAGATGACCGACGATGGCCGCTATCGTGAAATAGAAGGCTATGGCGCGGTTTTTGGCAATGTGGACAGTGACAACGAAATCATTGAGCCAGGTGCGTTTGCTAACAGCATTTCCGGGCGCGAGCCTAAAATGGCTTGGCAGCACGACCTTCGTGAACTTGTCGGGCGATGGGATGAGTTTAGAGAGGATGGCCACGGCTTGGTAGTTAAGGGCCGTGTTGCAGCGCGAACGCAACGCGGCGCGGACGCCGTGGAATTGCTCGAAATGGGCGCTCTAAAGGGGCTTAGCGTCGGCTTCAGAACGATTAAGTCGCAAATGGACTACGATACGGGTGTCCGCAAATTGCTGGAAATCGATTTGTGGGAGGTTTCCCTTGTCAGTTTGGCGAGCAACCCGCTTGCGAATGTGACCGACTTTAAGTCGGTAAAAACCACTAGAGAGTTTGAAGCTGCGTTGCGCGCTGTTGGCTTTAGCCGATCCGACGCGAAGCAGATCGCCTCGCACGGCTTCACGGCATGGGCTGGCCAGCGGGATGCTGGCGACTATGCCGAAATGGCGGAGGCGCAACGGGAGGTTGCTGCGCTTGCCAATTCCCTTAAACAAACACTGAAAGGGCTCAAACCATGAGCGACTTTGCAGAACTGAAGGGCTTGGTTGAGCAGATCAACCCGGCTCTTGTCGATCTCCGCAATGAGGTTGACAGCGTTAAGAACCGCGACCCGCTGGACGATGAGCGTTTCCGCAAGCAGTCCGAAGCGGTGGCAGAAATGGCGGAACGGCTCCAGAAGTTGACCGACCAGGGCAAGGCTCTTGAAGCCGCGCTCAATCGGGAGGACTTCGGCAAGAGCGAAAGCGAAAAAGCCGCCGACGAGGCGCGCAAGAGCTTTGACGAGTTCCTACGCGGCAAGGGCCGGTATGAAGGCAAGCTGCCGCTTGAGCTTCGCGCCATGTCCACGGACGTGCAGCCGGACGGCGGCTATCTGGTGCGCCCTGAGTTCGTCAACAAGGTTGTGTCTCGCGACTTCGAAACGAGCCCGATGCGCGCCATTGCCGATGTCATTGTCGGCTCTGCCAAATCCATTGAAATGCTGATCGATGATGACGAGGCGGATGCGGTTCGGGTTGGTGAGGGCGCGTCCGGCGGCGAGACTGATACGCCGGAAATCGGCCTGAAAACCATCACCGCGCACAAGTACGAGGCCGCGCCGAAAGTGACCACGGAGATGCTGCAGGATGCGGCTTTCGACGTGGAAGGCTGGCTGGCTGGCAAGGTCCGCAACCGGATCG